CCGCAGGCGTGTGGGATTGAACCCTCACCCGGATGGTAACCAGTTGATGATCCAGGGCGCGATGGTGCCTATCACCGATGCAGGCAAAGAAGAAGAAACAGGAGGCCAAAATGCAGATCGAGCGGCGTAGTTTTACGCTGGAATTGCGAAAGAAAGACAACGAAGCCGAGGGCCACCTGTCCGGGTACGCGGCGGTCTTCGGTGAACTCTCATATCCGATCCGATCCGTCTGGGGGGATGAGTACTTCGAGGAAATCAAACCGGGTGCATTCGCGCGGTCGCTGACAGAGCGCGAGCATGATGTATTGGCGCTCTGGTCTCACGATTTCAGTAAGCCGCTTGCCTCGCGCGATGCCGGATCGCTGGAACTCGCGGAGGATGCCGAAGGGTTGACGTTCTCCATGGACGTCGATCAGTCGATGTCATGGGCCAAAGATGCCGTTACCGCAGTACGGCAGAAATTGGTACGCAAGATGAGCTTCGGATTCAGTGTGCGGGGCGAGGAGTGGCTCAAGAAAGTGGATGGCCGTCCTGTCCGCACCCTCACCGATATCGACCTGTTCGAGGTTTCGCCGGTTGCGCTCGCAGCCTATGGCGGTACCGAAGTTGAGGCGCGCGCGGCGGTCGATTCCTACAAAAATTTCCTGGCCAAAGACGAGCGCGCGCTCGAAGAGGCCAAGTCAAAGGCCGTCGCGAGGTTTCACTTCGCGCGTGCCAGATCACAAGCAAGGAGGCTTGCATGAAAACACGTAAAGAGTTGCTGGCAGCGCTGGATACCCTCGCAATGGAAGAGCGCGCCCAGTTGACCCGTCTGGAGTCCGCTGGGACCCCGGAGAAACTTGACCTTGACCCGACTGAAAAAGAGCAGTACGAAAAGCGGGCCAAGGACATCGACGAAATCGAAAAGCAGATTGATGCTGCAACGAAGTTCGAAACGCGCCAACAGGCCGCAAAGACTCGGGAGGAGAGAATCAGATCGACTCCCGTAACCGATCCAGTGAAGCCGGACACGCCGGAAAAGCAGGGGCAATCGGCCTTCCGCAACTACATCCTCAACGGTGAAGTGCGCGGCCTGCAAGTTGGCGACAACACGAAGGGCGGCTACCTCGCTGACAAGGAATTCGTCAACGAGATCATCAAGAACGAAACGGAATTCGCTCCGTTCCGCTCTCTCGCCGCCGTGCGCGCCACCCGCAAGAACAGCGTGCAAATTCCTCGCCGCACCGCACAGTTCGCCGCCGTATGGGCGTCGGAACTTTCCACCCGCACCGAAACCGATGGGCTTCGCTACGGCTTGCACGACATTCCCACCCAGGAACTCGTGGCCGTGGTGGATGTGACCAATTTCATGCTCGAAGATACGGAATTTAACATCGAGAATGAAATCCAGATGGAGATTGCCGAGCAATTCGCGGTTGCGGAGGCGTCGGCGTTCATCACCGGCAACGGAGTCGGAAAGCCTTGGGGCATTGTGAGCGATACGCAAGCCACGACCGTGAATAGCGGCAGCAATGGCGACTTCGACGCCGACGACCTGATCGACTTGAAGTACGGGCTCAAGGGCGCTTATCAGGCCAACGCGCGCTTCGGCTTCAATCGCGTCACGTTGCGCAAGATCCGCAAACTGAAGGTGAACAACGAGTACATCTGGACCCCGGCCGGTGTGCCCGCGAGCGCCAGCAACATCACGCGTGGACTCGCTCCGACCATCCTTGACAGCCAGTACGATATCTTTCCCGAGATGGACGATACCGGAACCACCGCCAACATTTCCGTGGTGTGCGGAGACTATCGGCGTGGCTACATCATCGTGGATCACGTTGACCTTCAAGTGCTCCGCGATCCGTACACGCAGGCCGGTAACGGGATCGTGCGCTTCTGGGCGCGCCGTCGCGTTGGCGGTCAGGTGCGTGTCGGAGAAGCCATTCGCCGCCTCAGGGAGTCCTCGTAAGCTGCCGGTCAGCAATGAAAGGAGAACAAGAATATGGACATCTACAACAACATCGTTCCGGTCCAGTTGCTCGCCGCGCAGTCGATCAACGACACCGATACCGTTTCCTCCATCCTGGATACCCAGGGTTTTGACGGGAGCGCGATCTATCTCGCGCTCGGCAACCTTACGGGCGTGGACGCAGACTCTACGCTCGCGCTAAATCTTCAGGAATCCGCTGACACCGTGGGTACCAACTTCACGGCGGTGGCAGTGCTCGACATGATCCGGGATACCACTGGTCTGGACAGCACATCGACCGCCGGACGCTTCGGGTTCGTCAATGCCACCGATGAAGACGTGAAGGTTTTCAAGGTGCAATACAAGGGCACGAAGCGCTACATCCGCGCGCAACTGGATTTCACCACAGGAACCGGCGGCATTACCGCCGCTCCTGTTTGTGTGTTGGGTCTTCTCGCATCCGCCCGCCACGCTCCGCAATCCGCACCGGCTGCCATCACGGCAACCTAGCCTCCCTGACCACCACCGCCCATAAGGGAGGGTACCCGATGACGGCACCCTCCCTTGAAAAACGAGGACACAATGCCGAAAGCAAAAATCCAATTTAGCGAGCATCGCGAGGTGGAACCGCGCCTCATCCCGAATTCCGCCGTCACGGAGACAACGCAGACCTGTTGGATTCAGGAGATGCACATCACGAACAAAACTGGCACTTCAGCTACCGTAACCGTTACCGACCGGCAAGGGACTCCTATTCCCATTCTGCAAGACGTTCCTATTGACTCTGGTGTGGAATTCCATCGCAATTACGGAACAGGCATGAAGATGATCGACGGCTTTACCTTTGTTTCCAACGTAGACAACGCGCTTACATTCCGCTGCAAATATTCCCGGTGAAACCCTACCTGATTACAGCCGCCGCGGCGAACGCGATTTCAGACGAGAAGGTCAAGAAGCATCTCAAAGTCGATCACACTGAGGAAAACGATTTCATCGCCGATCTGATAAAGGCGGCGCAGACGGCATGGGAAGAGGACTCTGGCAGAATCCTTCTGGATTCGACCTGGGAGCAGGGATTCGAGAACTGGCCAATCGGATACTTCGAACTCTGCCGGTACCCCGTCACGTCCATCTTGAGCATCAAGTACACGGGCGAGGATGGGGTCGAGCAGACGCTTTCCTCGTCGGTATACCTGCTGTCCGCTCAGTCGCACCGCAAGCCGCGCGTGTACTTGAAAAATGGGATGACATGGCCTTCGGTAACGCTTCAGGTTGGTTCGCCCATCCGCGTCCGATTCAAGGCTGGGGATGCCACAGCCGACGCCATCCCGCAAGACATAACAGCTGCTATCAAGGTCAAGATTGGTGATCTGTATGCGGATCGGGACGGTATGGCGGAAGTGAATTCGCGGAAAAATCAACTGATCGGCTCAGATCGTGTGTGGCGATGGGCAACGCAACGGCACAGAATCGAACCATGACGCCAGCGGGAGATTTTCGGCACCGCGTCACCATACAGGCGGCGACGGAAACCACAACCACCTCGGGTGCCGTGGTGCAGGACTGGAATACCCCTGTACTGATCGGAGCCAGGTGGGCGCATATCGAGGCTTCCGGTGGCCGTGAAACGTACCGGGCGCGCGGCATTAATCCCGAGGTCGATTCAGTAATCCGGCTCCGTGGCGGTCACCTCGCGGTAACACAGAAACATCGCGTCCTGCATTCAGACGGGCGTAAGTGGGACATCACGGTAGTGGACACGACGGATGGAAAGGCCCCTGCCGACAGCGAAGAAATTGTATTGACCTGCGTCCGCGGATTGAGGCAAGGATCGTAATGGGCATCATTGTAATCGGCAAGGATCAACTGAATGCCGCGCTGCAAGGGCTTGCTGGCGATCTCCAATCAGCCGATGTGCGCACGGGATTTCAGCGCGCAGCGGCATTGATCCGGGACAAGGCCAGAGGGGAAGCACCATCGCATCAAGGGACGCTTCGCAGAGCCATTGTCAGCTTCGCCAGCAAGCGGCGCGGGAAGCGTGCAGAGCCAGCCGCATGGACGCGCGTAAACGTGTTGTCAGGCCGGGTAAAGGCTCCGCATGGGCATCTCGTCGAATTCGGTACGAAGTCGCGCCGCCCGAAGAAACGACAGTACATGAAATTCGAGGGAGCTCTTGGGTTCGGCATCGGCGTCAGCTATACCGTGTTCGCAAAACGCGTATCGGCCATGCGACCAAATCCCTACTTCAAACGTGCCGTCGAACGAAGCGATAGCGCCGCGCTGAGTGTGGCTATCGACGCGATCAAGAAAAAGATCCTGAAGCGCAACAAGCCCAACCAAGAACTTCCGTTTAGTCCGCCCGGATTATGACACTCGGCACAGCGGTAAACATCCACCTGAAAGCCAACGCTGGAGTGGCGGCTATTGCGGGCGCGCGCGTCTATCCGGTCCGCCAGCCTGCGTCGGCTGTCGATTCCAAGAGCCCGATGTTGCTGCACTTTTTCGCCGGTCTAGCGGATGAGCTGGATATGGGCGGTAGGGGATTTTCGCGCCGTACTCTCATCTGCCTATCGCTGGCGGAGGAGTACGACGATTCGCAGGCATTGGCCGAAGCCACCATCACGGCACTGCGAAACTTTCGCGGAGTGATGGGCGGATTAGGCGGAGTAAATGTCCTTCATTGCGTGGTAGCGGATGCCCGCGACGAAGAGGTTCCAGAACTGGCCGAGGCGGGAGTGTTTCTCGCGGTGGCCGAATTCGAAATTGCAATTTCTATTTGAGGAGAACTAAACCATGCCTTACGCGCCCAGTTCCATTCAAGGCACGACGCTGCAATTCAAGCAGGCGTCAGGAGTCACAAGCTATACGACAATCGGTGGCGTGCTCAGCGCATCCGAATCGGCGGAAGAAGCCGATGTTATCGACGTGACGGCCATCAACAATGCGTCGGAAGTGACGCTGACAGGATTCGCCAAACCCGGATCACTGACGATTGAACTCGCCTACGATCCGAAGGACACCGTCCACATTGCGTTGCGCGAGGCTGCCACCGCAACCGGGACGGGCAAGATCGGCGACTTCAAGTTCACGTTCGCCGATGCCACTACTCCGTCTACTCGCGAGTGGATCGGAGGAAGCATTTCTAAATTCGACGTGCAGGCTGCCTCCAAAGACGCGCTCAAAGCAACCTGTGTCGTGAAACTCTCCGGCTCGCCGACCGATACCGCTGGCTCGTAATCCGAGCACAACCGCGCGAAGGAACACCCTAATGAACCTCACTGCTACTTTTTTCTCAGACCGCCAGCGCACAGCAACCTACAATCTCCGAGAGATGCGGGAACTGTGCGCTGCTGCAGGCCTCAACGTCTTTCAAAACTCCAATTGGCTGAAAGGGCTTGAAAAAGAGGAATTTTTCCCCAAGGCCCTTTGCATCCTATTTCGCAAAGATGACCCGGATCTGAAGCCAGAGATGGTAGAGGATCTGATCCCGGCACATCAGGCCGTAGAAGCCGTGCGCTTTCTCGCATCTATCGCTGCGGGGCAAGACGTATCGGTTGAATCGCTTGTGGCTGCGGGCGCAAGCCCTTTGGCGGAGAGCCCGGTTTCCGGGCCTTCTGCCGAATCCGTCTAGGCTTAACCCCATCCGAGGTTGAGCAGCTTCCCCCTGCTGATTTCGATGCGTTGCTAAAGGAGCACTGGGAGCAGCGCTTCATGGCCGATCTTCGCTGGGCGCATTTGATAGCGGCGATGGGCGGCGGAAAGATCTCAGATTACATGTTCGATTCGGAGCACATCATCAACCCTGAGGGATGGCGCACGCTGAGCAAGGAAGAGGTTGACGAGTTGGAACGTAAGGCGCGTGAAGGATAGATGGCAAGCCTAGCACAGCTGATCGTCAAGATCACGGCAGAAAGCAGCGACTTCCAGCGCGGGCTCAATGCCGCTCAGAAATCCGCCGTCTCTATGATCGAGCGGCTGGAGTCTGCCGGAAGTGTGCTCAATCGCGCGGTAACGTTGCCCCTGGCTGCGCTGGGCGGCGTGGCACTGAAGCAGGCCGCCGACTTCGATTCTCTGGATCGCGGGCTCATCGCGGTCACAGGATCGGCGCAGAAAGCAGCCGTACAGATGGACCGGCTGAAGGAGGTTGCAAAACTCCCCGGTCTCGGCTTCAAAGAGGCCATACAGGGGTCAATCAATCTCCAGGCGGCTGGATTCTCCGCTCAGTTGGCAGAGCGCTCTCTCAAAGCATTCGGGAACGCCCTAGCGACCGTTGGACGCGGCAAAGCGGAACTCGACGGTGTCAATCGGGCGCTCTCGCAGATCGTGAACAAGCCGTCCCTAATGGCGGAAGATCTGAACCAACTTGCGGAACGCCTCCCTCAGATTAGGCAAGCGCTCAAGGCCGCCTTCGGCACTGCGAGCACGGAGGAAATTCAGAAACTCGGATTCACTTCAGAACAGATCATCGAAAAAATAGTGACGGAGTTCGAGAAACTCCCGCCTGTCACTGGCGGGCTTCGCAACGACTTCGAGAACCTGCGCGACCGTGCCGAGGTTGCACTTGCGAAGTTGGGCAACGCCGTCGCGCCAGCGGTAACAGCCGCGATCAATGGCCTCGATCCTCTGATCGGGAAACTGGGCCAAGTCGGAGATGCGTTCGCGAATCTTCCGCAGCCGATTCAGACCGCTACGCTCGGATTGCTCGGAATCGGGCTTGCCGCTGGTCCCATTCTGACGGTTGTCGCCAATCTTGGCAAACTGCAAGTCGTTCTGCTTCGCCTTGCCTCGATCATATCTGGCTCGCCGATTCTCACTAGGCTGTTGACCGGCGCGGGAGCGGCTGCTGGTGGTGCGGGGCTTGCCGCGTTCTTCGCGCTCGACAAGCTGAACGATTTCAGTAACAAGGTTGACACAGGAGCAGAGGCGATGAAGCGCCTCAATGACCGGCTTCGGGAAAACTCGCAGGCCGCTATTGCCTCAGTGGGAGGTCTCGACCGCATCGGGCAACTGGCAAACAGCGTATTTTCGGATCTCGCAGGCCAAGCCACGGTAAGCCAGCAGGCGCTTTCTGCCGCATTCAAAAACCTGGGGATCAAATCAACCGCCGACCTTCGTAAAGAACTGGAAGGCGCACAGTCGGCGCTATCCACAATCCGCCAAGCAGTAGCTTCCGGTGCGGCAAGCCAACAGGATCTAGCGAATGCCACGGAGCGCGTGAAAAATGCACAGCAGGCTCTGAATGGGCACGTAGAGCAGACCAAGACGTTGTACGACGCCATCGACTTTGCGGCGAAGTCGAAAGACAACGAACTGTTCGCCGCGAGCATCGCGCAGATTGCGAAGGAGTCTGATAAGCTCCGCAGTGAACTGCTGGAGTTGCAGAAAGTATCCGCTGCTCAACAATCCCTATTCGCAAGTACAGGCACGTTCCTCCTGGAAGGCCCGCAATTAGCCGGTTCGGTCGATGGATTCGCGCGCCTTATCGACGGCTCATCCAAATACAATGACAGTCTCAAATCTCTTGAGGAGCGCGTTCTGCGCTTCACTGAGGCGCTATCAAAACAGGCAGGTACGGCATCGCGTGCGGCTGATGTCGCTATCGATGTGCAGCGGTCGCTTGAGCAGTCGGTGCGCGATACGAAACCGGGTGACATTGCCGCGTTCGGCGACATCGCGAAACCGGCAACGAAGTCAGTAAGCGAGTTTGGGAGGCAGGCTTCGCTTGTTCTGAACGACTTTGGCAGAGGTGTAGATGATGCCATTCGTGGGGCAAAGAGCCTCGGTGGCGTGTTCGCTGATCTCGGCAACGAGATAGCCTCCGCGTTGATCCGCAACGGCGTGGAGAAGGGTGTAAAGGCATTGTTGGGAGGTCTGGACCAGTTGATCGGGAAATTGGGCGGAGTGGGAGACATGCTCCGCAAGGTCTTTGGTGGAGCAAGCAACGCGGCGTCGAATGCTTCCAACGCGGCGCAAAATGCCGTCAATACTTCCAGCGGGATTATAGGTTCATCACTATCAGGAGCACTGGGTGCGGTGAATGCGTTCTCCAATGCGGCGACGGCGGTATTCGCTGGCCTTCAGTTTTTCCAAGGGCGGCGCATGGAGCAGGATATCGGCCGCATCGAAGTAAGCAACCGCGAGATTGCATCGCAGACGGTCAGCATTCAGAACACGCTAAATCAGTGGCTGCCGTATCTGGAGAACACCACTGTGCTGCACGGTATTTCGGAGCGGTTGCAGAAAATATATGAGGGCTTGTCTCAGGTGTCTTTCGGGAACGGATCTGGTACACAGATCATCGTCCAAACAGCCAATTTCCACATGCCCGCCGGGACAACACAACAGCAGATGGAGGCTTTCGCAAGGCTTCTGCGATCTCAGGAGCGGCGCTTCGCCACAGCGTAATGGCTTTAACTGTTGAACTCGGCGGGGTGAACAAAACCTCTATCACGAAGTTTGACGACTTTCGTGTCGAGTGGAAACTTGGTGCGCAAGCCACCGGGCGAGTCAGAATCTTCGATACCGCAAGTGGATTGTATCGTCCCACGCTTGGCCATCAGGCCGTAGTCAAAGACGGCTCCACACCGATATGGGGTGGCTCCATTGACGAGCACCGCGATAGTTGGCGCGGCGCAACGGTACTGTATTACGATCTGACGTTGGTCGGATACGAGCTTCGGCTTGCAAAGCGGGTCATCAATGCTCTGGCATACGGGCACCAGTTCTTCACGACGAATGCAATCTCTGATCTGTTCACACTGACGAGCGGCGACAATCCATTTCAGAATGGCTACCCGGTTGCCGTGCGAACAAGCGACACGCTCCCGGCTCCGCTGGATGCGAACACCGTCTACTATGTTGTCAATCGCACTTCGACGACGTTGCAACTCTCGTTGACCCCCGGTGGGTCGGCCATCAACTTGACGGATGATGGGACAGGACTACATTACCTCGCGTGGTATTGCGGGGCGGTATTCTCGAACCTCGCCACCGTCTACGGAGGCGCGGAGGGGCTGAGCATTGGAACCGTGCGCCCAGGTGCAGTGTGGGAACCCGGTTCTCCATTCGTGTGGGCAAACGTGGCGGAGATGCTGTCACGCCTTGCGGCACGAAGTGGCTTCGTGTGGTTCGTCAGTCCCGATGGGCTGGAGTTAAACTTCGTGCCGGGTGATGAGTTCACGGCACCGTTCGATATCACGGACTCTTCGAGCGAAGTGCTTTTCAACGGACTCCAATTCCGCCACACCCGCGAGCAGAAAGCCAACAGGGTATATGTGCGGATCGCAGAGGAAGCCTTTTCCGACACGCTGGTGAATTTCACTGGCGATGGTGCGAAACGCCTCTTCCGCGTTGCGACCGTTATCAAGTCGATGACGTCGATCAATCTCAACGCCACTCCGCAGGAGATCGGCATATATGGGGTTGATACGGACAAGGCATGGTACTACACCCCTGGAAGTCAGTGGATCATCCAAGATGGCGGCGGGACAACGCTTACAGGCTCCGACACGCTTTCCGTGTTCTACCGGGCTGAAGGATTTGATGCCCGCACGGCAGAAGACACAGGCGACCAATCCGCAGTCGCCGCTGTCGAGACCGGGACGTCCGGCATCTATGAGGCGGTACAGCAGGACACGTCGATTCTCAGTGCCGATGGCGGGGACGCCTCAGCCGCTTCATTGCTCGCTTCGCTCCTGACGAATCCGGTTGAAGTCGAGTACTACACGCGCTCGCGCGTTCTGCCAGGTCAGGTGCAAAGCATCAACCTGACGATCCACGATATCAACCAAGACTTCTTGATCGACACGGTTGAGGCAACGCTTGATTCCGATGCCAATCTTCGCTACCGGGTGCGGGCAATCAGCACAACGCGGCTGGGAGATGCGCTGTCGCTATTCCGTGCTCTACTCGGTGGTGGAAGCGGAGCGGGCGGCGCAACGATCAGCACCGCTGAAGGTGGAGGTGGAGCGGAGGTTGAGCCCGGAAACGTGGTTGCCATTGGTGCCAATGCTTTCGATGTGGCCGTTGCGCTCGACTATTCTTATGGTGCTGGCGTTCCGCTGCAGGCATTCTCGATTGAGTACGACGTCCCGGACCCCATTGGGACTCTCGCTGGCGTGACGCTATACGTTGTTCTCCCCAGCGGGGAAACGTGGGAGGTGATGTCGCCACCATACAACGGCGACGAGGGCGGAGTGGGAGCAGCACGGCACGGAACGTTCATTGCCTATGTGCCATTGGCAAGTAGCTCTGGGCAATCGTGGGATCTGTATCTCGCGAGCTGGTCTGCGACCTTCCGCAAGCCACTCGATACAGCCACGACGCCGAAGCGCATCATCACGGCGCTATCATCCACTGTGGGTCTTGTGACCGGGTTTTCCATCGCCGCCAACTACAGCGATGACGGCAGCGTGCTTGTCGTAGAGCCTACGCTCACCCCACCCTCTGCCGACCCCAACTTTTGGTATAGCGAAATCTGGATGAAGACCCCATATTGGGAGGGGCAGTTAGGGGAATCCGATGGCTCCCCCATCCAGTTCAACGTCGGTGGTGGATTCCCTCCCACCCCTCCCGGCACTGACGAAACCTGGGATTTTTACGCAGTGAGTGTGGGGCGGAACCAAACCAAGAACCCCTCTGCTTTTGACATCATCACCCCATCCGGCGCCGCTCATGCTACCGCTCTTATCTCCCCACAACCAGTGGCGGGGACAGTACCGGCCCTGCCTACTACCGTGGTGGGGTCGCATGTGGCATCCGGGCAGGACGCCACCACTCAACAACTCCGCGTCAAACTGCGGGCGACCATAACCTACCCCCTCGGATCGACGGCCACCATCGTAACCATTTGGTTATCGTTGGACAACGGCTCTACGTGGGAGTTCGCTGTGAACGATGAGGCGATGGCCACCGTGGATTTCTGGTGGGCGGCACCTGAAACCACCGTCACCACAGCCAAGCTCAAGGTCATTACGGCCAATCAATACGGGTGGAACGATCCAGGCGCAGCCGTGGTATCGGCGGCATTCACAATTACGGCCGGCGCTGCCGTGGCCTCCAATGCAATTACGGATGCGGTGCAGGTAGGGGCTACCTCTTACGCGAAAAATTCAGACGGTCAGTGGATATGGGGGTTTACAGTTCAATGGACAAATCCAGACACCGCCACGAACCCTAACTTTTTTACGACCAAGCTGTATGCGCGTAAGGAGGATGCCGGAGGTACGCCGGCGTCCGATTGGGAGGGGGCGTATCGTGAGGTGGCTCAGCGCGCAGCTCCGGGAGTAGTGTCGGTTACCGAGATTGGTTGGAGGGTGCTTGGGGCCGGAGACTCGTTCCCCTACTATGCGCTGTACCTCGTGTGTGTCAACCAAACCTTCCAGGAGACGCCCCAGACTACGGCTTGGGGAGGCAATCCAAAGCGGTTTATCAACCCCCAAGAGCCCTCCGGAAGTTCCGGGTATGAGTATTCTGCTCACATTACGTCCCCTACAGCTTCCGTTGAGTACTATACCGATGAGCAGGGTGCGCTTATGGCGCGGATTACCGGGGGATTTACCGCACCTATCGGAGATTATGCATACGGCGGAACTCGTGTCATCGCCCGCCCAAGTTCTGGTTCCGATCTCACGCTGGCTCATGTCCCTCGTCCTGGCAACACCTACGTCAGCGTCCCCGTAACCGTCCCCGAATCCCCGGTCACCTACACGATATACTTTGTATCGTTCGACACATCCAACCGTCAAAACACCCTTGTCCCCGGAACTACCCCATCCGTTTCCAGCATCACCGTTCAACGCACGGCGGGAGCGGCGGGGCAAGAGCACGCCCCACTCGTTACTGGGTTCTTCGCCTATTCCCCGGCTGCGGTTGGGTACTACGGAGAGGACGGGGCGCAACGGTACCAATTCTCAGGGATCGTCACTCCTCCAGCGGGGGGCAAGTATAAGGGGATGCTGGTCAAGGCGTGCCCCAAGGGTACGATTTCCGCAACGAACGCGTCGTTCCTATACTCTCGGCAGAGCGGCGGCTATTTCTTTGCGCATCACGTCAATCAGAAGATCGACGTGGCTGGGGTGCAGATGACCATCACTAGCGTCATCAGCCCCACCCAAATTCAGACCAATGTCATGTGGTCAAGCAGTTCCGGGACGTGGGTGGTCATACTGCTGTCCGAGGCACGTATCGTTGCGGATATCGGACCCACGGACACCTTTTGGAACTCGAACCGCTATGAGGTGCAGCACGACTCCGAGGAGTGGCGGCTATACGCAATCTCCTATGATTACAGCGGGCGGGAGAACTCGTTAGTCCCCGGTACCACGCCGCAATCCGACGTTACCGTAAATCGGCTCACTGGCGCATCGGGACGTGAATATACCGATGTGGTAACAAGCATCGTGCCCAGTGAATCCTCACCTGGAATCAAATGCATCGTGTTCAACTCGGAATCCGGAGAGACGCAGTGGCTGGTATCCGGCACTGGAAATGAACCAACAGGCACCCGCGCCGCATTGTTCGGCGGGGTGAAGATCTGCCGTCTCAACCCATCAAATCCAAACGGCTCCATCGAGATCGCCAATGTGGAACGCACCGGCACCGGGACTTTCTCTTTCCGATCCGCAATCCAGCCCACTCTTGGAGCCGCCAACGTCCCCATCATCTTCCTCTGCTACGACACCAGCGGGCGCATCAACACCTATGTAAACGGAGTGACGCCGGAATTCACTGCGATCACCCCCGGACAGTCTGTATCGTTGCGGCTGGATAAGGTTGATCCGGCCACGATGAACGTCGCGCCCATCGCCAGCTACATCATCCCGCCGATGAACTTGGCCAGTCTGCCATCCCTGCCCAATGCGGCGTACCCGGCTGGCAGGATGGTCTATCGCACCTCGGACAATACGATGTGGAGGGTGAGCACTTCCGGGTTTTCGTTTGAGAATGTGCCCCTTGGCAACTCGGCGTTTTTCAAGTCGGTGACGGCATTGCAGATTGCGGCTGGTGCGATTGGCACGTATGAACTTGCCGCGCAAGAGATCCTTGTGGGCTCTCCATCCGGCGGCGGCGGAGCAACCAAATTCCGCGTGAACGATGCGTTCGGCACAATGGTATGCGCAATCGGCGACTTCGGCACGTTCAAGGGTTTTCATGCGATCAACGCTCGGATCGGTCCGAATATCAATGCTCCCAACTTCTTCGCCGATGGTTCGCAGGTTTACCTTGAGGGAGTCAGGTTCACGCAAAACCTCGGTAACAACGTGGTCGTCTCAATCAAGAACGAATTTGCGCAAGGTGGGTTTACCGGGGTGATGGTGCATGAGGTTGCACTGTCCAATGCGGTAATACTGCGTCCCGGCGATCTTCTTTTCGCGGCTTCTACTTCCGGCGCACTACGCGCTCGCCTGTATACCACGTCTCCTATCGGGCCGAATCTGGAAATGTACAGTCCTGTGTTCACCAGCAATGTCGGGTTAAGATTGCAGGTGACCTCTTCTGGAGCAGACATCCATGTGATGGATAGCGGCGGTTCTTTGCGAACTGGGCAATCACATAGTGTTCAGTTGCGTAAGGCGGACGGGGGAGTTATTACGCTGGTATTCACGGCTGGAGTCAATACAAACTGGTTTTAAGGAGAATTTCATCATGGCCCTCAACGCCGAAATAGACGCATTGCTCAACGCCGCGGATGCACAGGAAGTCACCATCGAGCAGGTCCTGCAACAGGTGCTATTGCGCAGCCAGAGCGAGCAGATCCCCGATGACCTCGTGGCGATTGGGTTCTCTGATTTCATGGGAGATGGAAATTGGCCGACGCTCATTGCGTACATGCAGGATTACACCAGTACGGTCCCAGTGGATGTTGCATACGCCCGCACATGGTCAACGTTCGTAACGCGGGATCAAACCGACTTCATGCTGGCCATGATGCAATTGCTCCGCTGTTTCGCGCGCGATTTCCAATACAACGTCGGCTACCCCAGCTACGCATCGAAGTCACAAATGCTGATGGGCACAGCCGCCCTCACGGTGGAATAGAAAGGGATTACCATGGCCGCTACACTCAACTGGTGCGAAGATCACGGTACCGCCACAGGCTCCCCCGCAAAGGGAACCACGCGCGATGGTTTCGATTCATCTACGAACTACGCCGTAAACTGCAACTGGAAAACCGCCGACGATACCAACGTTACGGCGTACTCGTCTGCGCCAATCGGCCCGCCTCCCGATAACTCCTATGAAAAGTACCAGTATCTGAAAATCACTGGTTCATTCACCTCAATTTCCAGCATGAAGTGGACGGCGCGGGGGAACTATGAAGAACTCACGTCCAATGGCGATGTCCAGCAGGGGTACGTCAAAATCATGGGTGGTGTATCTTCTGTCTACAACACCCCTTCCCGATCATTGAACGCCGCGCTGATGACCAACTTCTCCTTCCAGGTATGGGCACATCAGGGGTTGCCTGTTAAATTCAGCACTGTAGGCCCTGAAGGTGCGGACCCCACGGACGTGCTGACCGAAGACGGATACACGCAATACCTCATCAGCCAACTCCAGATGACCGCCGACGCCACAATCAACAGCGACATTGAACCATCTCGCGTCGTAGTTGTCTGGACCGAAACGTAACCAAATGCCGCTTCCATTCCTCTTCGTTGCCGAATACGATGACGGATCAGTGTATCACCAGACCACACAGGATGTCTCGCGCCAGAACCCAATGAAATCGGCATTCTATGATATCCGGCAGTTGCCAATGATCCCCGAGGAGCAGATGGTAAAGTTCGGCCTGATCCGCCTTCGCCAGCGCCCGTTACTCATCGTGACGGTTGATCTCCGTACCGGAAATTTCGCGATCAACGGAACCGTAGTGCCGGTCGCTCCAGCCATGCCACGTAAGCGCGAAGGCATACCGCTCGGCCTCATCTACGAGCGCCGTAACGAACTGCACATGACCTCAGGCGAGCACAAAATCACCTACCGTATCGGATGGAGGTGTGAATCCGATTGG